CCTGTATCTATCCAGTCCATAAGAGAATTTTGTTTTACCTCATAGTCTCCAAAACCACTCACTAAATCACCGGCGAAACCGCCTAGCCATGACCCTGCTCGTGATCCTAAATCTCCTAGAGGTGTGTAAGCTCCCTTTCCAGTAACCGCCGCTACACGACGACTCTGATTCCGAACTGGTAAGCCTGCACTCTTTCGCGCTATCGCTCTTCTCCTACGATATCGCTGCCGCCGAGCTCTCGCTGCTGCAGTCTTCTGAGGAATAGCTAACGCATTTGCGTGCGAAGGAGTTCCTCTTTGTCTCCTCCTGGTTGTTTTCTTCCCGGGTTTCGTCCCGTTCCTTTTCGGCGTAAAACTGCTCATTACAATTTTATCTGGCTGCGTCAACTTTACAGATCCTCCAGATAAACTCTGTGGTCTCAAATGTAACAGTTGTCGTTCTCCTGTGAAAAGGCGATAGTATTTATCATCCGATTGAATTTGACACTTTGCCATAATCCAACGTGGATCATCATTTAAGATTTCATCATACTTATCGTACAACCAGTCTATAACATCCCGACAAAAATGCCGAAATGGTATATCCGTCCAACCCACACTCAGCATGGCTGCTGTCCGTTCAAGTGTTATGGCTGGAGTTAAGTGTTCTTTTGGTGCAAACAATAAAGAAGTCATAAGCTTCACTCTATCGTATATAGGTACTGCTATTCCATTTAAAAACACTGTGTGTGCAGATAGAAAATCTAATTCCTCTGGCTTTCGCGGATACAATGCATCAGTAGTGGTCGTAACTCCAAGAGCTCGCCACTCATCGATAACTGAAGTTGCATTGTAAAATTCGTGTGCTTCATCCGAAACAGTCCACGTATTATCATCGCCAACCAAAGCTTTTGCTGTGTGCATTTCAAAGTTTTCATAAGACCGCGTCCCTAAAGGAGCAGTTTGAATCCATGCATACGCCAAAAGTGTATAAAGAATTAGAGTATTGTCAGTAATAGTATTGACAGAACCAGAAGGATTTCCGGTCTTCTTCATAACTATAACTCCATCCGGACAAATCACCAGAGTATTAATCAAGTTCCTATAATAGGTAACTATACGTTGAAAATTCTCTCGTGTTTGAAATTCTGGAGCTAACATATTCCATCTCATTTTTGCACATCCCCACATAAGAAATGTGCGCAATGAAGAGTCATATTGTGATTCATCTAAAGCATAACCTAATCGGAAAGCTTTCAACTTTCTGTATAGGCGGTCCCAATTTCCTTTATAAGGACTCATACCTACAGCAGAAGAAGTCTTAAGATGTGAATCATACATTTTCTCATTCATATCTACGAATAACCT